GACTAGCTTGTCTGCCCTTCTCTCCCCACACCTAGGACAGGCTGCAGCTTCCTGTACCTCATCTTCCTTCCCTGCTTCCTCAAACTTGGCCTTCAAGTCCGAGAACTCCATGCTCCCAAGCAGAGCATCATCAAGGTAGTCTACTGCTATTTCCTTGGGGTTGTCCGTTGCTGTCAACTGCCTCGCCATGTCCTCATCCTTCGGGTTCACATGCCAGATTGTGCTCACTGTTATCTTGACATCCATCTCTTCCTCACCTGTGACAGTACAGCTGTCCCTTTGCTTGTGCTAGTCTGCTCATCCCTGCCACCCAACGCTTATGCTGGGTAGCAGAGGGAGAAGGCTAGCTCTGCCCCAGCTCTATGGCTATACCTTCAGCCATCTGGATAGCGCGCTCCAGCCCTTCTGCATTTCCCCTATGGAATCCTTCCCAGTATTGCTTCTGGGAGGGCGTCAGTCCAGTATTGCCGCCCACCTCACTAGCCTTCTTGTACTGTACTAACTTTACTCTGTCGGCGCGCTCTCTGGCTAGCTTCAGCAATAGCCTAGTCTCGTTGCTTATTCTTGCCATGCTCTTCCTCACCTATTCCTCAGCGGTACAGCCACCCTCTTCCTTTACCTTTTCCGCAGCATCCAGAACCTTCCGCAATGCTGCATCTGGAGTATCCTTCAACGGCACAGCCCATTTCCTGAGCCGCTCCAGGCTTTCATCTGATACCCTTATTGTAGGCATACTAGTACCTTCCCTCTCCAGCACCTCCACGTTCCATGATAACATTGTAACATACAGTGTTGCCGTTGTCAACATGGCGGGATAAAAGGAAAGGGACATACCAGCATACCAGTACGCCCCTTATAAAGATTTACCCTGCAGTACATACCCTAGTTGATTCCGTCAACATTGCTTGCCCCAAAACAGCTTGGTGCAATCGTAGCTGCAGATTGGCGGTGAAATAAAGTGCAATGAAGTGAAGATAAAGGAAAGGGACTGGTTGACAACTTGACCAGCCCCTAGTGTCCTAGATGAGCCCTGCGCTCTTGAGCAGCCCTTGCCTTACACGATTCCGCCAGCCTCCATTCGTGGAGTACTTCCAGGCTTCTGCGAAGGTCAGGCCGTCTGGAAAGGTGGTCTCGGTCTTGTCGATAGTGGCCTTTGAGCCTGGGGTCAAGAATTCCTTATCGCCTTCGGTCTTCAACAGGTCATCCGACTTCGTAGGGTTGCTGACGTAGCTTCCGCCATTCCCAGACTTCTCTCCCGCAGGTTTTGGCGCCGACTTCAGGAGACGACATCCACTGGATTCATCACCAAAGTCTCTGGAGTACCACACACCGTCTGCCCCGTCCAGTTCGCCAGTCTCTACCATCTTGGCAACGGCCTTGTCGATTACGCCTTTGACCTTTTCCGTGAGACCAGCGATTGCGGCTTGCAATGCTTCACGCTTGGCCTTGGCCAGGGTGTTCTCGGCATCGACAATCTCATGCGCCAGTTTCTTGATGGTCTCTTTATCGTGGGCGGCAGACGCTGCGGACATCGCCTCGTACAGGCCATCGATGTGTTCCTCAGGTGTGGGCGAAGGGGTAGTGACTTCCTCTTCGGGCATGTAAACACCTCCATATTCAATTCTTAACGTGCAGGTCTGGATGTTGTCACTTCCACCCAAACGTTATAATGCTAGTATAACACACGTGTGGCGGAAGTCAAGGGGTTTTGGCCTAGTTATGTAAAGCTGGGCAAAATATCGTTGGCGGATGCTATGGAAGGATTGTACCGATAGTAAGGTGACATAATCCTCCATACTGGGCATAAGGGAAGGGCATACCACTCAGCTGATATGCCCTGTGCTAAATCTATTGTAGATTGCGGATTGACTTGCCAAGTTGCCTGTGGAAAGTCTTTATGTCAGCCAGCGTCATCCCTTTCGTATTCGTATCGTAGAAGTCGGAATAGGTGAAAGGCTTGATAGAGCGGAGGTCATCTGTATGGTATGTCCTAACGTCTGGTTTGAACTGGCTTACAATCTGCAGGTAGACTCGGCCTTGGCTGGTTCGTACAATCCAAGGTTCCATCTGCTGCATGTCACCATCCTTTGATGGTACAGCCACCGTCTTACGTTATGGTACAAGCATACCACACGCACCAAGGTTTGTCAAGGGCTTTCCTACATAATACTCCACAAAGTGCAAGTTGACATAGAGGGCTATCCATTACGAGCACTGGTATTCCATTGGTATCCTGCTCCCTTATCATTCATATGACCAGGGCGGTCTGGATATGCCCACCGTACTGGTGTGGTCAAAAGGATTATCCTATACGATACGGTAGCCTGTCCTTACGATGGGTCTGGGGGCTTTGGTGACTCGGCGCGAATATCCAGATTTTCGAAAGTTTCCTACTAGGTAAGGGAATAGCTCTCTTCCTTCTAGGGAAGTACAGCGTCAGTCCCTGCTTCCTTCACCTTGGCGAGGGCCTGGTCGAGCTTCTTCAGGTTAAGCTCCTCCGGCTCATCGGGGATGAAGACTAGCGTACCATAGCCTAGCGGGAATGCTTCGCACCTGCTAACACAGGTTGTATAGTGGTCGTTGGCGACAAAGTAGATAAAGCAGCCATGAGTTCCTTCCTTGAACTCGCCCTTTACTCCTTGCTTCTTCAGTTCCTCTATATCCATATTCCCTCCAATGAAGATAGTGCTCCTCGGACTAAGTAGAATGCTAGGCAGGCAAGAACAGTGACAGCAAAGGCTACCACAGCTGCAACAAGTGCGAGTCCTACACGATTTCTCATTTCTCCTCCTTACCAGCTCTTTGGTACTCCTCCTAGGGGCCCGATTTCTTCCTTTATCCTATCCAGCATTTCTCCCAGGTGTACTACTTTGTTGGCATCCCTGACTTCAACTGCCTTCCTTATCCTTTGCAGTACCGATGCTCTTCTGGCCAGGAGTCTGAACCTCCTTTTCCTAGTCTCATCATCTATTGGCATCCTTTTGCAGCCCCTGGTTTCTACGTACTCCCTTCTTTCCAGTTCTTGCTTTCCCTGTTCCAGCCAGCATTCTGGGTGCCAGCACTTACGGAATCTCCACTTTCCTTTCCTCCTCAGCCCGACTACCATAAGTTCCTTGTTCAGTATAGGCTTCTTGCAGTACCCACAAGTAGCTTGCTTCCTGCAAATCCTCATCCAAATGCTCCAAGCAGCCATACTAGCGTCTCCTAGCTGGTATATAGCCTTTAGCACTGGAAAGGCTTATTTCCAGCTTATCCGCGATTTCCTGTACAGACATACCTTGCGAGTAAAGTAATCTTGCTGCTCTCTTTTGGAGCAGAGCTCTTACCTTCCTCGAAGATACTTTGGGTTCAGCTATTACGCAGTGGTCATAAGGGCACTTGTTGGTACAGAACCTTATACCCTCCAAGGACTCTGGATTTGTTATCCCTGCCTCTATCATAGCAGGGCAACAGGCATCATATATGTGAGACTGTTTACCAGGCATATGTAAGTATAACATAAGCAAATATGCAAGTCAAGGAACAGACACCTAAATATAATACCTTTTGATATTATTTATTATATTAGTTGACAACCGCCACCACCTGTGATATACTAGTAGTAATGTCTGGACATAGCGACGATACGCCTTCTAAGACCCTGGCAGACCCCACAGGACAGACTGGGCCAGAAAAGCTTGTGTCCTCTATCATTCCCTATGCTAGGGATGATGCTAAGGCCAGATACTTAGGACTCCGTGCCTCGGGCTTTACCATCCGCGAGGCTCTTCGTCTTATGGGGTACGCCCACAGCACACTCTCCAAATGGCGCTTGGACATGGAGTTTGTGCAGCTCGAGGAAAGGCTACCTGAGTTTCGCCAGCAGCTCTCTATGGAGTATGCTAACCTCGAGTTTGTCAGGAACTACAGACTCGTGCTGGAGAAGGACTTTAGGGTACTAAACAGGAGTCTCGAGACAAAGCTCCCGATGACTGACCAGGAGCAAGCTTACCTCCTTAAAATGCGGTCTCACTATACTCCACAGCAACTCCAAGTAATTGAGGCACTTCTAGGAGTAGAGAGCAGTGATGACGGCAAGCCTATGGACTTTACCGAGATTGTTCTATCAGTAGCGAAGTTGAAGGAGCGGGTGGAGGAGAAGGTAACCATCTCGGCCAGGAGAACCTCACAGCTCATTGAGGAAGATGATGGCTAGAGCTCGCAGTCTGAGGTTTTTGGCCGCAGCTCGAAGGAATCTACGCAAGGCACAGATGTCTAGAGTGCGCTCTAGTGTAGCCAGAATAGACAGGAATCTTAGGAGAGCAAGGAGGATGTAGGATGCCAGGTGATGGCCAGCAGCAGAAAAAGCACACTGATATCTCAGATGTGCGGGTAGCGGTGGAAGTCCTGGATGTCAAAGTTACTCGATTCAATGGCCAGATTGCAGAGCTTACAAAAGAGGTCAAGGCAACGAATCTGGCTGTGGCTAAGCTTCCTTGCCTTGTCCATAATGAAGCGATAAGGCAACTGAGAGAGAAAGCCGATAAGGTTGATGAGACAAATACAAGGAAGGTAAGCTTCCAGCACGACCTGTTCAGGTCTGTACTCGCTGCGCTTGTCGGTGCTCTGGCAACCTATATAGGATTCTTTGCTTCAATGTGATGAATAAGGAAGAGGCGCTCAAGCTGCTCCTCGATGATAGGGTTCTTTTCAAAGAGACCCTTATGTCTATTGACGACAAGGAGCGCAGGCGCGTTCCTTTCAAACTCAACCCTATCCAGTTGGATGTAAACAAGACCAGGACTGGACGAGATGTATATGTCAAGCCAGCCCAGGTAGGCTTTTCCTCTGACATTATCAGCGACTACCTAATTGACTGCCTCACAGTACCTTCTACAACTGCAGTTATCATTTCCTATGATGACTTTATGACAGGTCGGCTGCTCAGGAAGGCTCATGCGTTTCACAGGAACCTCAAGGATAAGATTCCTACCATCGACAGGCTTGTGCATAAGTCTACCCAGGAGATGACTTTCGAGAGGCTTGGCAGTTCTTTCTATATCAGCTCGGCTGGAAGCTTTACTGGAGTCCGAGGTGACATAATCCACAAGCTCTTCCTGGACGAGTATGCCTTCTGGCCTCTTGGTTCAGCAGAGCGTGTTATGGCTGCTGCTATGCAAAGAGTTCCACTTGTCCCAGGCACTTCTGTAGACATCGGGTCTACTCCGAATGGTGAAGGCAATGACTTCTTCGAGACTTACATGGCAGCAAAGGAAGGAAAGGAAGTCGGCAAGAGCATTTTCACTGCTCACTTCTATCCTTGGTTCATTCATCCTGAGTATATGATGGCTATGGATAGCTTGTTTGTGCTTCCTGGTGATAGCATCTTTCCCCTCCAGAACATAGATACATCAGAATCACTATTGCTTAGGCGCTTCGAAGAGATGGGCATGACAGAGGAGGAAGCACACGATAAGATTCGCTGGCGCAGATATAAGAAAGCAGAAGTGGCCTCCCTTCACAGGAGTGGCAAGACCCAGCTCCTTTTCCAGCAAGAGTACCCAGAGGATGATGTATCTTGCTTCTTGTCTGCTGGAGATGCTGTCTATGACCACCAAGTACTGAACGACCTGGCAGGAAACTGCTTCCCAGCTCCCATTCATAAACTCTTTGCAGACATTTGGGAGGAACCGAAGGCTGGAATCAACTATCTCATAGCTGTTGACCCTGGTGTAGGAAAAGTCTCGGATGCGGTAGCTACAGTCTGGACTTTCACCGAGGAAGACTTCTTTCACCATGCTACCCTTGGTGGCTTATATGAGGGGCCTGATATGGCAGAGAAAGTTACCGCTTTGGCCGAATACTACAACCATGCTGTCATAGCCAATGAAGATGCACTGGAGTTCAACAACTACATAAAGACTTATCCTAACCTCTATTATCGGACTGATATAGAGTCTGGAAGGGTCTTTAATAAGATTGGCTGGGCTACAACAACAAAGACCAAGCCCTTCATGATAGCTGAAGTCAACAGGCATATGCTGAAGCTCAGGACTCACGATATTAGAGTCATTGAGCAGTGCAAGAACATACGCTGGGTGGAGGGAGCCAGGGGAAGCAGGGCTGTAGCTGTTGGTGCTGATGACTACCACGACAGCATGGCGATAGGGATTTGCTGCAGGGAGTCAATTCCTGTAGAGCGAGGATTTGCTGGAGCCTACGGCTGGCCAGACAGCTGGGGCTAGGAGTAAGAAATGGATGCTTCAAATACTAGAAAGAGATGTAACGAACTTAAGCAATACTGGTCTGTAAGGGACAGGCGCTTCAAGGAGTGGTACAAGCTTATTACTATGGTGGATGAGCTGAAACAGAAAGGTATGGAGTCCTTTGTCAGCAATGACCCTCTGTCCAGCTTCAACCTCCTTCGTCACATGCTTGCACAGAAGGTTCCTCATCGCCCTCCACAAGAGCAGCTCACAGTAGAGAACGACAGTGCAGCAGCTCAACTTTCCTCTTCCTTCGAGCTTATCTGGGAGAGCATCGAAGCCAACTACAGGAGACGCGGACGAGAAGGCTGGGTATGGGACTTGGTAGGATTCATACTGGCTACAGGATGGTACAGCGTCTTTGCTGCTATTCCTCCTGATGGAAAGAGGGTAATTGCAGAAGTCTGGAATCCTGCTACTGTGTATCCTGTGTGGGACGACGATATGGTAGAGTGCGCTCATATAGATACCTTGTCAAAGGATGCTGCAGCACGGATGGCCCTGAGAAATGCCTGGTCATTTGACAGTAAGAGAGGGAGCAGCGAGCAAACTCTGTATGACTATTGGAGGCAGGACGAACTTGGGAAGATACACAACACTGTGCTCATTGGTGACCAGCTTGTGAAGCCAGAGACTCCTGAAGTTCGTTTCGACAGAATTCCAATCTTTGTCTCTCCTGTTGGCGGCCTCCCTGATATGGGCCGTATCACAGGGGAGAAGCACACTTGGAAAGGACAAGTAGGTATGTCCTCAGTCTCCACGAATGAGCAGGTCTATAAGAGCTGGAACAAGTGGTGGACGTTCAATATGCAGATGCTCAGGGATACTGTACAGGCCAGGCTCATCGAGAAGAATCGCTCTGGCAAGCCTATCGTGAAGCCTGAGGACCTAGACCGCAGAGGAGCCATATTCAGGATGACCCCAGATGAGGATGTCTACTTCCTCCAGCCACCCGCTCTCCCTGTAGAAATGCGCACTACAATGCTTGATATGGAAGCAATGATGCAGCGAGGTGGCCCAGCTTGGACGATGTTTGGAAGCGTGCAGGGTCAGATGACTGCATACGTCATGAGCCAGATTGCTGCTTCCACTGAGCAATCGGCCAAGCCCTTCCACAGAGGGATTATACACTGTCTTACTGATGTAGACAACTTCCTTTTGGGCATGATGAAGAAGCATAACTACAAGCCGTTCGATACAGAACTGCCAAAGAACCTTCCTCCTGAGATGACGCTCTCTGCTGAGTACGAGCTGCGTATTCCTGGTGACCTCATACAAAGAGCTACCGTAGCTAGAATGCTCAATCCTAACTTCGAGTTCTCCTATTCCCGCGTAGTCGAGGATGTCTTCCCTGAGATTAAGAATCCTATTAGAGAGCGAGCAAAGGTAAGGGCAGATGAGGCAGAGCGCCATCCTGTCCATGCAGTGATAGCACTCATCAATTCGCTGAAGAAGGAGGCGGAGGAGCTGAGGAAGAGCGGAGACAAGAGGGCAGCAACACTATACGATAAGGCAGCGGAAAAGGCCGAAGCGCTGCTTGAGGTACAGGAACCAACAGGGCTAACTGGTAGAGGAGTGATAGGCAACAGAACGGAAGCAATCCCTCCTGAAGGCACCAGGGAAGCCCCGATGTAAGGATAGCAAGATGCCAGACGAAAAAGACTTAGGTATTCCATCCTTCACAAGCCTATGGGAGACGGAGCGCTCCAAGTGGGAAAAGAGGCTTGGAGAGGCTCAGGCAAGAACTGAGGCCCCTGTAGAACCGCAAGGTATCTGGGGTTTGCCCCTCATTCCCAAGAGCAAGAGCTGGATGGATAATGTCTTTGTCAGAGCACTCCATCCAGTTATAGGACTGGTAGGAAGCATCCGAGATGTACAATCAGGAAGAACCAAGTGGGGTACTGTCTTCCAGGAGCTTCCTAGTGCTACTGCAGCCAGGATGAGAGAAGAGGCAGAGATTGCTCTCGACGAGCAAGCCCGCGCTAAGACTATGCTTGACCTATATGACTCCCTTCCGATAGCTGCAGCTATGCCAAGCATTACTTCTTTCGAGGACTTCCAGGAAGCATTTGCTTTCCCTGCGGATACTTTGTCAGCAGAGGAGCTCCAGGAAGCTAGGGATGCAGTAGAGAGACAGCTGAGTGGCAGCCCAGGTACTGAGGCTCCTGATTGGCTGAAAGTAGGTGAGGAAGAAGAGGAAAAGGTCAGGGCCTTCCTTGAGGGTGTACCTGAGATAGCAGAGGAGACGGTTACTCCCATCTCCCTCAGCCAGATGTCAGTAGAGGAGATTAGGCGAGCTCTTCATGCATTGGGGACAGAAGGAGAGCCCGTGCTTCCAGAAGGCATGACCGCAGAGGAGATGCTTCACTTGATGTCAGTGATGGACTTGCCACCTGAGTCTATCGGAGAGGTTGTGGACTTGGATGCGGCTGTCAAGGTTTTCAGTGATGCTGCTATCGAACAACAGCAGATGATTCTTGAGGCTAAGCAGGGAATAAGAGAGTGGGAGCCGCCTGACATGAGCTGGTGGCAAAAAGCATTCTTTATGGTACAGTCTCCTATGCAGCAATTCGCTGACTTCCTCCGCCCTTACATAGAGAATGTAAGCTATCCCCTTGCAGCGTTTGCTGTTCGCGCTGTAAATGGGCTTCAGGCAGGAACACAGGATGTAGAGAGATTCTACGATGAGGCTAGGGCTAAGGGAATGTCTCCTTGGGAAGCAGCTAGAGAATCTTGGAGGGATTGGGATGCTCCTTGGTATCAGAAACTTGTCATCGAGATAGTCACTGACCCTCTCACTTACGTAGGCACTCCCATAATGACTGGAGTAGGCAAGGCTCTTACTCGGTTCGGCTTGGGAGCTATAGGCAGACCACTTATTGCTATCAACAAGGGATTCTACATTGCTACAGATATTCCTTTTGACCTGTTCAAGCAAGCGATGGCCAGATTTCCTAAGTCCACAAGCCAGATAGTAAAGAGAGGCATAGATGACTTCAATACTTCCTTGATGGCTGCAGTAGAGAAAGAAACAGGAAAGCTCTTCACCCAGGTCACTCCCGATGACATAGCACTTACCTTGAGGAAAGCTGTTGAGGAATATGCTACTAATCCAAAAGCAGCAGAGCACAGCTTGACTGCAAAACTTGGCGAGTTTATGTCGGAGCACCAAGCTTTGTCCGGCCAGAAAGTCTGGAGTTGGAGCCATAATTATCAGGGGACTCTTGCCAGGGACTTTGCCTCAGAGACCGTCGAGGCTCAGGCCGTTCACGAAGCTAACCAGGTATTGCATCTGGCAACAGCACAGCAAATAGACCCGAAGACAGCTGCTGCTATGATTGCTGATACCCTTGGTATCGAGAAGACCTCTGCAAATCTGTCCAAGCTTGTACAGGATATACCAAACTTCACCAAGACCCTTTCTACCAACATAGACACTGCTCTTCGGGTAGGCAAGTCGGCTTCCTACAACAGAGTAAGCAGGATGATGGAGTACCTGAACAAGAGGCAAAAAGCAATCATTCTGGCCAGGGAAACAGGCAAACATGCTAAAGGTGGTATGCTGGAAGGAATTGCTCTTGGTATGCAGCGCGGTGTGGACAAGATACAGAATCACCGTATCAGGATGGCAGTGGATAGGTGGATGGTCAGGCCCTTTGCAGAAGGCAACCTGGGCTCCATCAGCTATCCTATCTGGAATGCTTTTGAAGGTATCGCAGTCAGTATAATAGAGGGAGTGGTTCCTAGGACTACTAGGACAGAAGCCTACCTCATGATGACTAAGGGCTGTGTAGGAGATATGGCCCTTGCTTCCAGGGTAGCGTCTGATGTTGCTGGTATCATGGGTGGTGCGCCTCACAGGATGGGAGGAGCCTGGACATTCTTTCCTAGATGGAAGGTACCTGAGAAACTAGCAGGAGTTGCAACTCCCAAGTTCCTTGCAGGGCGCGAAATCTTTGGCTGGTTTGGAAGGAAGTGGATAGACCTCAGTAATACGCTAGGTAATGCTTACCGCCAGAACTTCGTAATGCAGCGCATGGGCAAGCATCTTGCAGAAGTAGCATACAAGGAAGCTGGCGGCGATGTTATGGAAGGGCTGAGGCGAGTTATTACCAGGGCGCCAAGGGTAAGCAAGCAGACAATTGGTATAGGCACGCAGGATTTGGAGCAAGAACTTTGGCGCAGGATGACTGTCAGCTCCGACGATGTTAGAGCGCTGAAGGCTCTCCTTACAGATGGTACGCTACAGCAAGATGAGATGCTCAAGATTATCCGAGGCTGTGACCATCTCAGTCCTAGAGCAAAGACGCTGGGTGAGCAACTTATTGCTGAAGGCAAAGTGCTCCAGTCCGAGGATGATATTGCTCACTTTGCACAAAGGGTAGCTGATACAGCACTCGAGGACATCCGTCGCTACCCTTATGAGATAGGTGCAACCTTCCGTGAAACGGCCAGTGCAATAGATGCTCTTCCTATTAGCACTACCGATGAGCTGATGGAAGTACTTGCTGCCCACGAAATGATGGCTCAGACAGCTTCTTATATTCCTCACAGGATTATGTCCCAGACTATGGACGAGGCAGCTGAGCTGTATGAAAGAGGGGCATGGAAGAAGCTGGAGCAGCTTTGGCGCAGACGCAGGGAAGAGATGCTTATTGCAGTAGATGAAGCTGCAGGAAGTTCTGAGATAGTACGGGCCAAGTTGCTAGCTAACGAAGGTCTCCTTGCTGCAGAGCAAAGAGCAGCTTTGGAGTCTGTCCTGGAGAGGTCAGGTTCCTGCGATATTCTCCGAGGAGCTACACTCCAGTCTGATGCAGCCCTCTTGGACTCATTCTGGCAGCTTCCCAAAGCAACCCGCACAGCCGATGCTCATTCGGAGCTCAGGCTGGCCAGGATGGAGCTGTGGTCTGGCTACAGGTCAGAACTAGCTTCTATCCAAGCAGCAGAGTTCATCACCAGAAGAGACCTAGCTATGCTGTACCACAACCTACCCGAACCAAGGCTCACTCCTGTAGATGCTTCAGCCAGAGCACTTTCCACCCAGGATGTAGCGCATGTCTTTGGCACTAACATAGATGGTCTGGCCACAGGTACACTCGAGACTGTAGCTGTTCATGGCAGAGAATACTTCATTCAGCTAGTCAAGAAGTCTGCCGACAGTAAGCCCCACTTGTTTAAGGGATTCACAGAGGAAAAGATTGGCCAGGTCTTTGACAACCTGATGGCACAGGCTAAGATGACTGCAGACCAGGACATTATGGTACAGAAGATACTGCAGCAATCAGAAGGTATGAGGCAAGGACTCCTCTCCTTGAAGGCCCGCCATTCGCTTTTGCCAGACGAAAAGGCTGCTCTTGACCAGTGGATAGATAATGCAGCTAATGCGAGAGACAAGATTATAGTCAGGGAGCCAGCTGAGATAGCAGCTATGCCCAAAGGTGTCCGAGTTCCTACTGCAGACAGACCCTATATACTTGCTGAGGCAGAAGCTAAAACATTTGCAGCTTCTAGTGAGGTTCGGGAGACCTTGTATCATGGCTCCGCTAACATTGATGATATACTGAGCGGAGGCTTCAGCTTGGAGGCTCCTAGGACTGCCGATGTTGGTGACTTTGGCTGGGGTATCTACCTTACAGGTGAGCCCTCAAGAGCTAGAAAAGCTGTTGGCCCAGGTATAGATGCATATACTGAGGGTGGCAAGGTACTAGCTACTAAGGCTGACATAAGAAGACCTTTGGTCTTAAGGTCTCCGTACAGGTCAGGTACGCCAATCACAGAAGGCGACAACTTCGTTGCTCGGCTCAGAGCTGAGTTTGGAGATACTGTCCATGATACTAAGATTGGGGGTAGGAAGGTCTCTAGGGAAGAGGCATCTAAAGCATGGGCAAGGGAGATACAGGCTGCTGGCTATGATTCTGTGCTTTGGGAGCAACCTCGCCTAGGTGGCAAGATAGTACCTAATTATGAAGTAGTTGTATTTGACCCTAGCAAGATTAGAATTATTGGTGCAAGGAAAGGTAAGGTACCTCAGGGTCAGAAAGCTGCAGAGCCCAGGCTGCCCAGAGGAAAGATTATAGACGAAGTTGCTCCTGAAGGCTATCCAGGTGAGGGTACACGCATCATGAGCGTAGAGGTTGGCGGTGATACTGTGTCCGAGGTTACATATCGCATCAAGGACGGAATGCTTGAGATAGATGACATTATGACCTTACCTAAGTACCAAAGGAAGGGCTATGCGACCAAGCTGATGCACGAGCTGTCCAAGGAGACTAAGGGGCCTTTCACAGTTGCTGCATCTCCAGCTGGCCTTGGGCACTTGAGGAGCATGGAGAAAGCGGGCATGATTGGCTTGACAGAGGGCCCTGGAGGGAGCTGGGTAGTCAATTTCTTGGAGCCTAAGGCTGCACCTCTTGGCAAGGGGCAGATTCTCCAGTCTCGTTGGGATGAGCTCAGGCAGCAAGCTCTTGACTTAGCAAATAAGGATTACTACAAAGCATTCGCTGACTACACTAACGAGAATGTTGTTGCAGCGGCGATGAAGACAGTCTTTCCCTACTGGAGTTATCACACCTATAGATGGTTCTATCTGACCCGCGCTGCTATCCGCCATCCAGGAACTGCAGCTGCTTGGGGCAAGTATCAGAACTATGGCCAGTATGGATACCAGCCTACTCCTATCCCTGACATCGAGATGAATCCCTTTGTAGGCAGTATGGCAGGTACTACATTCGGCCTCACTAGATTCGACTTTGCCTACTACTACAATGAGCTAGGATTCTTTGGAGAGATGCTGGACTACTCCCAGCGCTGGGGCTTCTACCCAGGAGCTCACGTCATGTTCCCTATTGCTCTCACCCCTTATCTCACAGGAAGAAAGATGGAGCTGAGCGAGGTGCTTCCTCCTGTAGCTCGCAGCACACTTGACTTCTTTGCTGCTTCCCCTAACGATGCGGTGGCAAAGGCAGCACAGAGCCTCAAGGACAAGGTGTTCCATGAGAACTTCCATTTGTATTACACTGCTACAATCCTGACCTCGAAGCAGGTGGAAGCTGGTGGCACGCTCATAGATGGCCAGTCGGGGTCAGACATCTGGGCAAAGCTGCAGCGGAATGAGAAGCTCACTGATGAAGAGCAGCAGCTATGGGATGAGTCCTACAAGCTTGCCGCCAAGTACGGTCTGCTCCGAGCACAGTTTCCTCAGTTCAGGCTCCGCACCGAGGACTACAAGGAAGCATACGATGAGGTTACCCAGATATTCAAGGAAGAGTTTGGGATGTCTGAGGAATATCAGAAAGAGCTGTGGAAGCATCATATCCAGCCTACAGATGTAGTTGGTGGCCTTCCTTTGGATATAAGGAATGAC